CTTTCCCTACACGACGCTCTTCCGATCTAGAGTTTGTATTTGATACTTGATTCCGACCGGTTCATCTTCTCTGCGATCTCTCTGATTGTGAATCCCTGCTTCCGGAGCATCTTCATCTGGCTTACTTCGGTCTGCGTCCAGTTGTATTTGTGTGATATGTCATTCTTCCTTTTTTCTTTAAACCAGGGGTACTGCATGAACAGTGTGTCATCGGTTACTCTGGCCGCATTCCAATCTTCCGGATGTTCTTTCATGTATCTGATGATGTCCTGCTGCCGGTACATCACGTATGGTTTCTTCCGGACACTTTTCAGTCCTTTGCGCTCCCAGTATTGGATCGTCCGGTTCTCAACTCCCAGGATCCGCGAGAGGGTGTTCCTGGTCAGCATGTCCGTGTTCGCCATGAATCCTCCGATACCGGTCCGCTGCCTTTTCAGAAAGACCGCATTTTCTGAACGGTTCAGAATTCTTGCTACTGTGGCGAGCGGATATTTTTCTGTTAATTCTTCGAGCCGGATCAGGTCCTCCTGGCTCCATGCCCTTCCGCCCATCTAGGCACCTCCTTAGCTTCCGTCAAAGTTTGGAATAAATCTCTCATCCAGTTTCTTCCCGCACTTTGTGCAGACCTTATACTGCGTCTCGCCGCTCAGGTTGTAGTACGGCTCTTGCCTTCTGAACCACTCGCCATGGTGTCTGCAGAATAGCTGCGCGATCCATGGCTTTGGGTTATTTACCCTGTTTTCCTGTTCCACTGTTTTTCCTCCTTCTCCTGAACGCTGCAGGTTTTCGGTGCATCGGCAGTCCGTGCATCTTGCGCCAGTTATTTGTTAGGTGTCGCATCGGCTTAGGCTTCGGCGCGATAACTTTTAGAATTGCCAATGCTATTTCATCCGAGCCGCATCCGACCGCAGCAGCCATCGCTTGCGCTATCGGTATTCCAGCCAGATAAAACTCAAATGTGAACGGTGGTGCTGCGTTGATCTCCTGTGGCTGATCCGGTTCCGGAGGCTCTGGCTCGAAGCTCTTTTCGTATTCCCTCGCCCGCTCCGCTATGGTATCCAGTGACGTTGCTATGCTGGACGCCACCTTCTCGTCCGCGGCCTTTGCCGATCTGAATGCCTGAACGATCTTGCGACCGATTTCTTTTAAGATCATGACTGAGCTCCTTTCGTGAAGCGATTGTTCGGCTCATATTTCAGCTCTATGGATCTCACTTCTCCATCGTCGTCTGTGTGAACTTTCATGTCCGTGAGGTTCAGTTCTTCCACGACGTCTTTCAGTGGCTTTGTGTATACGTCATTCAGTTTCATCTCTCTACCTCCTATTCAAAATAAGCGCGCCAGTCGTCCACGACCGTCTTGGCCATGTCCTCTTTTCTGGCCAGTGCCTTGCCGATCATCTCATCCACGGTGCCTTCGGTCTCCAGGTCGATGTATGTGCATGTGTTCCTCTGGCCGATTCGGTGGATCCTGGAGAGGCTCTGTTCGTATGTGGCGTAGTTGAAGTTCTTTGAATAGTAGACGCATGTGTCTGCCGCTGTCAGGGTAACTCCGACGCCGAGGGTGTCGATCTGGCCGACGATGATCACGGTATCCGGATCCTCCTGAAACTGTTTGATGATCGGTCCGCGGTCTTCTTTCTTAATTGCTCCATAGATGGCCACCTGCTTCTTTCCTGTCTTCTGGAATGTCTTATCTATCATTTTCATGATGGCGGTTACTTCCGGGATAAACCTTGCGAAGATTACCAGCTTCTTTCCCGCGCCGAGTACGTAGTCCTCGATGATATCCTGGAGCGCATCCAGCTTCGCTGTGTTGACGAGCTCCGGTTTGTCGCTGTCGTCTGTGACCAGGAATCCTCCGGCCAGCTGCTGCAGTCTCAGGAGCCTTGTCAGTACGGTTGTGGCCGTGATCTTATCTCCGTTGGATAGCTCCGCATAGCTGCTTCGCTTGATCTGGTTGTATAAGTCTTTCTCTTTCTTGCCGAGCTGGACCTTCCTCTTGATGAATGTCTGCTCCGGCAGGTCGATTGCTTCTTCCTTCGTAATTCTGAATGCGATCGAGTGCTCTTTTCGGATCAGACCGTCCAAGTCCTTGTATCCGACGATCTGCTTCCGGTTGAAGCCTCCCATGATCGCGTACCGGTTTCTGAATTGGTAAAAGTTCCGGCCGAAGATCGAGGCGTCCAGGAACCGGTACTGACTCCAGATGTCGATTGCATCATTCTGTACCGGTGTTCCGGAGAGGATGAGCTTGTACCTTGCCTGGTCTCCTAGCTTATGTATTGCTTTGCTCTGTTCTGCGTCGTGTGTCTTGATTCGCTGGCTCTCATCGCATATAATCAGGTCAGCGTCATATTCCTGGAGCTTCTCAAATAGTCCATCTCTCCAGGTTGATTCGTAGTTGATCACGGCGACCTTGAGCGCTTTGAACGGGAACGCCTGCAGGTCTTCAATCATTCGGATCCTCTGTTGCTTCGTTCCCAGGAGCGCCTTGCAGGTCACTTTAAAGTCTGCGACCTCTGCGATCTCTTTTGGCCAGACCGACACGACGGACGTTGGTGCGATTACCAGGACTCTCTGGATCGCGCCTTTTTCATATGCGGCTCCTGCGATGGCGATCGCAGTTCTGGTCTTGCCGCATCCCATTTCAAATAAAAGACCGAAGCCCTTATTTGTGTTGGCTGCCATTTGCTTTCCTCCTTCAATAAATAAAATGTTCATCATCGTATTGATCTGCGGTTATTGCTCCGATCTCGTATAGCCAGTCCTTGATTTCCATCTGGTCTGGATTCCACTTTTCATCAATCCACCACCTGAATACCGACTTGCCGTCTTCCCAGCCACGCATTTTCTTGAGGCCTTTGGCTTCCCTGACTTCCAGCATCTTGTCAAATGCCCGGATGTATGCCTGCTTGTATTTTGGGTATCTCTCAAATTCAAAGTATCTATGCTTTCCAGCCATCGGGCATCCAATGCACCCGACTCTGTCCCAGCCGCATCCATACAGTGGATTGAGTTCGATTTCTTCTCGTTTTATGTACCACTGCAGGTACTCATCGTCCCAGTCGATCAGTGGATTTATCAGGACTTTTTGCGTTCGGTAGCAATTTTCCACGATTCTGCGATTTTCGTCGTTGTCAAGATTTAGGACTACCACCCCCCCCCCTTGTCGGTTAAGTGAAAATTTTCATCATCCACTAAGTCTTTTATATTTTTCTTTGGCTTTGGAAAGGTTGCGACGCCTTGATTTTTCCTCCGGTTCGCGCTTTCGGCCTTTCTTACTCCGGTTACGAGCTTTTCGCCGATTCCGTGGTTTTCCTTCAACTCAGAGCAGCAATATCGCATCTTCCTTGTTGGAGGTGTCCCCTTTCTGACGATCAGCTGCCACATTGTCTCTTTTGGATACCGGATTTCACATTCGATTCCCATGCTCCGCATTTTCTGGAATTTCCTTCTGATGAAGTAGACGGTCTCCGGCGCATCTACGGTCGTGTGGCAATGCTGCACTTTAAACTTGCAGCCGCTTTTCAAGGCTATGTGTGTCAGGACGGATGAATCCTTTCCTCCGCTATCGGCGATCGTGAACGGTGAGTTTCCAGCGAGCATCTGGAGAATGTCTATTGCTTGTTTCTCATAGTCCACGTCTCCTGCCTCCCTTCGTACTCATGCGTGGGTAGTCGCGGTCTGCGTATGCTTCTCTGTCCCAGGTGAGCTTCTTTCCGCACCAGTGGCAGTGCGTGTGGCCGACCTGTGTTCTCTTGCCGCAAAGCGGGCAGGTATAAAGCCCTGCTGCACGTCTGACCGCCATTGCTGGCTGTTCGTACTTCTGGATCAGTTCTGCGGTCTGCGCTGTGGCTTTCTCATAATCTGATATAATGTCGATTGCCTCTGCCACGGCATCTGCGTCATTGATGTCGATCTGCATTCGCTTCAGTCTATCTATCAGTTTCTGGTAATCCATCAGAGCACCTCCTTCGGATCCGCGAGACCGAATGTCAGGAGTGCCATGTTGGCTGCTCTTACCTGGTGCTCGTAAAGGCTGCCCTGCACCGGGTATTTGACCAGGGCCTCTGGTTCCTTCTCGATTCGCATCTTATCTACGGCTCGCTGCGTTTCATCCAATCGCTGCCTGTAGCTTTCTATGGCCGGTGGCAGTCTCACGATCTTGGAGAGCTTGTCCAGCAGTTCCTTGCTGCAGTCTCCGATCATCATGTTCTTGCGCCGGTCGTACTTCATTGAGTTCCAGGATTTTATGATCGCCATCTGTGTGTTGTCCACTTCGATCAGCATGATCTTTCCATCCTTCATTGCCATCTTCAATCTTCGTTACCTCTTTTCTGCTTCCGATCTGAGCCAGGCACGCACTTGTGAAGCGCTGCTGGTACCCATCCGTCAGCTTGACTTCCATTCTGATTCCCATTTGTCCTCACTCTTTCTCCGTGTAGAAGGTGTGCGCTCCGTGTGTGAATAACTTCTGCAGGTTCCTGCTATGCCAGGTGCTTTCGTCGCTGGCCTTTTCAAAGTAGAGGGCTCCTTGGCTTTCATCCCAGTGCTCTACTGTGATCAGCTCCATTGCCTTCATGCAGTCGGCATCCGGCTCCACCTTGTCATATCTGCCATTGCTCACCGGTGTGAATGCTCCGTCCTGCATGATCACTTCTTCGATCGTGTCCGGGAATCTTGCATCCCATACTCGGTTCAGAACTACCAGCATGACCAGTGCCTTGCCTTCGGTGTCCTCTGATTCAGCTTCAGCCATTGCGATCTTCTCCAGCAGGTATGCATCGTCTGCCTCAAAGTCCATGCTGTGAATCAATCCTGACCGCGTCTGCTCCTGGTAGAGCTTCCATTCTGCTTCCTGGTCCTTCTGGTACTGTTCCTGGTAGTCTCTGATCATCTGAGCTTCCTTCTCTGCTTCCTCACGCTCCCGCTGATGGTATGCATCTCTTTCTCGGCTCATCTGTTCGTATTCTTCCTGGGTGTACCATTGACCGTTCTCTGCCTGGAATCGGTAGGGCTCATAGTCGTCTGGATCCGAGATCGGAAGAGCACACGTCTGAACTCCAGTCACGATCAGATCTCGTATGCCGTCTTCT